TGAAATATATCAAAATGGCTTTTTGTTTAGATTCAAATAATCCAGAAGATGAAGAGTTTAAAAAGAATTATGATAAGTATTATCAATACATAGCTAATAAAGATGAATTTGAATACATCCCTTATTACTTTGCTATATTAGAGGCGTCAAACGAAAAGGAATCTAGTTTCGTTTTATATGGTTCTAATCAAGTAACTGGACAAGTTCAAAGCACAAAGAAAACAGAAGCCGAGGTTATCACTTCTGAAATAAAAGAAGAGCCGACAAATGTCACTCAGAAACGTAAATTAAGTGTAATTTAAAAACAATTAAAAATGGTAATTAAGACAACCGCAGAATTAGAGGTTTTGACTACTGCTGAACTAGACCAATACAAAGCAGAGTTAAAAGCACACGAGGACACATTAGTAGCTAAACAAATTTCAGAAGCTACTGAAATCGTAAAAGCAGAAATGCAAAAAGAAATCGAAAAGGTAACAACAGCTAACAAGGAGTTATCAGAGCAAATTGAACAATTAAAAGAGAAATCAGAAATGAGCAAAGAAGTAGGTAAAACTTTGGTTGAAGAAATCAAAGAAAGCAAAGAGGCTTTAAAGTCTATTGCAAAAGGAGAAACTACTAAAGAAGTAGTAATCAAAGCAGATACTTTAAGAGCATCTATAGCAACTAATCCACATAATCTATTATTAGATGGCATTGGTCAATTAGCACGTAAAGCACGTTCTTTGTATGAGTTCTTTCCAAAGGTACAAGTAGGTAATGGTAACCATAACGGAACTATTGCGTATATTGATTGGGATGAGGCTACAACTGTAGAAGCTGCTGCAATGGTTGCTGAGGGTGCTGCTTTCCCTGAATCTACTGCTAAATTCAAAGGGTATACTTTACCACTTAGAAAAATTGGAGATACACTTCCTGTTTCTGAGGAGTTTTTAGAAGACGAAACTATGGCAGCTGCTGAATTAGATTTGTTTTTAAGCGCAAATGTTGAAAATAAAATTGATGAGCAATTAGTTAATGGAGATAATACAGGAGAAAACCTAAAAGGTATTTTTGCTAGTGTACCTGCTTTTACTGCTGCTGCATCAGGTATTACAGATGCTAACATTTACGATTTAGCAATAAAAGTAATGGAATCAATCACTGCTACAGGTGGTGCTAAATATCGCCCTGACTTCGTAGCTATGAATATTTCAGATATTAATAAACTGAAATTGAAAAAAGACTCTCAGAACAACTATATTTTTGACAGACAAGACGAAAGATTATCTCAATTAAATATTATTGAAGATAACAACGTAACTGCAAATAGTTTAGTAGTTGGAGATTCTAGATTTGCTAGAGTTTATGAAATGGGTGGAGTAGTTTTATCTAAAGGTTCAGTTAATGCACAATTTACTGAAGATATGATGACAATTAAAGCACGTAAAAGATTAGCTTTCTTGATTAGAGAAGCTGATAAAACAGGATTTAAGAAAGTAACTTCAATCTCTGCTGCTTTAGTAACTTTAGCAACATAGCAGATGAGAAAAGTAGAATTTTTAGTTGATTTTTCTACAAAAAAGAAAGGCGAAGTTTGTACTTATGGTGCAGACTTAGCCTCTCAATTAGTTAGAATTGACAAAGTAGCTAAATACTACGAGGAGGTAAAAAAAGAAAGTAAACCAAAAAAAGATAAGTAATGTATATAATTGACCAAACATATTTCACTAGGGATTTAAGTATTCCTAACATAAACGAAATGCAAACTGAGGCTTTTGATAACCTTAATTCTTTTGTTGATGAATATGTACGTCAATTGTTGCGCGATGCTTTAGGTATTCAAATCTTTAATGAATTAGATAGTTATGTAATTGGTGGTGTCTTTGATGGAACAGGCGCACCACAATACATAATTGACTTAGTAAATGGAAAAGAGTATGTGAATAGTGGAACTACTTATAAATGGAGTGGGCTTATTAGTACGCAAGGCGTATTTAAAAAGTCTTTATTAGCAAACTACGTTTATTATCAATGGTTAAAAAATAATTTCTCTACTCAATCAGGGGTTGGAGAAGTAACCATAACCCCACAAAACGCAAACTTGGTTAATCCTACTCAAAAACTTGTTTCAGTTTGGAATACATTTTTATTAATGTATCAAAACATGAATACTTGTTATCCTAGTGTTTACTACAAAGGACACACACAGGTAATAGATTGGTTAGGAATAAACGCAAATACAGAAGTTAGTTTAATTCAATATTTGAACGATAACGATACTGATTTTAGCACAGCTACTTTAAGAGTTTACGAATATCAAAATCAATTAGGAATATAAGATGCAAAGTCCAGAGAAAATATTAACAGAATTATTTGACTTATTGCCTGATGCTATTTTTAGTAATGGTAGTACTGCAAAGATTGACTTTTCGTGGGGTTCGCAACAAGATTTAAACAAGTACATCAAAGTAAAAGGAAGTAAGCGAAAATACCCTTTAATTTGGTTGGTAAACACAAAATGGAACGAAAACAGATTAGGACAAACAATGAAAAGTAGAGTAAGATTGATTTTAGCGATAAATTCAACAAAACTTGAAAACATAAACCCTACTATTTGGGATTCAGATTTTGAAATAACTTTAAATCCAATTAAAGAAAATGTATTAACCGCACTAACTAAATCAGGACGTACTAATTTAAATCAAACTACTATTGATATTGAAAGACTTCCGAACTATTCGGATGAAGGAACAAATAAAACGAAAACAATTGAAATATGGAACGCAATAGTAATTGATTGCGATGTAGAAATAAACCATAATTCAATATGTTTTAATAAAATTAATTTTTAAAAATCAATAAAATGAGTGTATTAATAAATCAAAAAGATTGTCTAGTATCTAGAAAAAACTTAGGTATTCCAGATTGTATTGTAGAAGTTGGAATTCCTAGAGGTTTTATTGTAGTACCAAAAGGATGGAGTATTGACTTATCAGCAGATACTTTTGATAAAGCGTATGTGGATGACCAAATACAACAAGGGTTGTTTGTTCCTGTAATGGGAGCGGTTGAATTCACTAATAATACGCCTGAGCCAACAACAGAGGAGGCACAAGGTGGTATTTTATCAGTAGTTCGTAATGGATTGCCACAATTCGCATTTAAGTTTTGGAAAGGTGGATGGAAGTTTGCAAGTGCTTTATATAGCTATAACTCACAACAAGCGTTTGACTTGTTATTAGCTTTTGAAAACGGTGCAATTGCAGGAGCAACTAACGGAACTACATTTAGTGGTTTTGACTTAGGAATGTTAAACTCAGGTACTTATATGTTTACAGATGGAAATGCACAATCTTCTGTAACTGTATCAATGCAGTTAATAAACCAAGACCAATACAACAGAGATGTTGCGATTTTAACGCCTGATGTTTTAGACTTTAATGTAACTAGTGATTTATTCCCTATTACCGACATTGTAATGACTGGTACTGCTGCAGCTGGTGGAGATGTTATTGTAGCTGCTTCATTTGATATGAATCAAGCTGTTACTTTAGGAGGTATCGCAACTTCTAACCTTAGATTAACTATTAACGGAGTAGTTGATACTATTGCTAGTGTTACTTACGATAGTGTTAATAAAACTTATGCAGTAGAACCTACTACGCCTTTAGTAGCTGCTCAAAGTGTAGTTGTTCAATTGTATGACACAGTTAATACGGTTGATGTTGCAAAAATTGGTAATAAATATTACAAAGGAGCTACAGCTTCAATAGTTGTAACTGCTTAGTTTAGTTTGTTTATTTTTTTTAACCCTACATTTTTCATAGTGTAGGGTTTTTTATTAACTTTATAAAAATTAAAATTATGATTGAAATATTTAACAAAATTATATTTTCAGATGATGCGGATGCGTTTTTAAAATTAGATGTAAATGCAAAAGTAAATTGGATTAAAAAATACACTAACCAACAAAATGATGATTTGATTAATGATTTTTTAACTAACCTACCAATGTATAAAAGTCAGGGAGAAAATTGTATAAGTTGTAAATCGGTAAAAGATGGCAAAAATATCAGCAAAACAAATGCAGTCGAGATTGAACCAAATAGCCAACAAAGGTTGGTTGAACAATCAAGTGAACGAGATAATACTGAGCGACCAAGACAAACTAAAAGAAAGAAAGGTTAAGGAATTCACAAAAGGAGAAAGACCCGATGGCGAAAGGATAGGAGAATATAGAGATGCTGAATATGGTATTTTTAAAGCACAAATTAATCCTTTAGCTGGTGGTTATGTCGATTTATTACTAACACGTTCTTTTACTAATAAAATGTTTTTACGCAAAATTGGTAAGGGATATTTGTTCAATTCAAATG